ACAATACCTATGTGGTTCTCACTGCCGACAAAGCTCTCCCCTCTGTTTAGAATTTATAGATTGTTCACAATTTATTAACATTTTGGACATAGGTTGTACACATCTATATATTATTATATAATCCTAGAGAAAATAATACATAGTCAAGTAAGATATTTAGTATGTTAATTATTTTCTTATAATATTAGAAAGGAGTGTTATATATGTATAAGCGGTACTGTTTATTTAACTTTTATTATTAATATATTTATTTTTATGCAGGTCTGTATATTATAGATAATTACACATATCTATGTATACGAAGAAAAACTATTATTTATAGAAAGGAGGTGATTACACTATGATGTTAAATGATTTATTAACAACTCTGACATTAGATACTGTTGTTAATATTGAAGTTGATAAAGAAATTATTGATAGTTTTACTGTTAAAGATTATTTTTATGATAAGCGTAATAGATTTTATATATATGATAATTGCATTATTAGAGCGGTAACTTTTATTAAAAATAATATTATTACAGTACATACGAAGAAATCCGTAAAAAGCGGTGTTAAAAAAGAATTAATTTGCTATAAAGACGGAAGCTTTACATTTGATAATAAGCCATTTGAAAATATTAGCGAATTAATAAATTATTTAAGCAGTAACTATTAACAATACTATTCATTCTACAAAAATAATATCACAAAAAAAAAGGTTATTAAAAAATAACCTTTTTTTGTAGGAGTAACTATGAATTATGACAATGAATATAGCAGAGATGTGAAGAGAGTTAATGCTTATTTAGCACGTTTATATAAACAAATCGGTACTAATAATCCAGGCTGGGCGGCTTCTGCACTTTTAAATAAATTATCTAAAGGAAATTTAGATTTAATAACGGACAAGGGGTTTGTTAAATACAATAAAAATTTATCTGATATAGAAAAAAAAGCTATTAGAAAAGCTAGTAAGAGTTTTTTAGATAGTAAAACAAAAACAGTAAAAGGTGTTAAAGAAGCACAGGAAAATATAAAAAGAAAGTTGGCAATTGGTATTGATATTAGTTCTAAGGAAGCAAGTGATTTATATGATTTCTTTGAAAAAAAAGATTATGATAGTGAACTTATATACGAGTTATATAAAATTGCTTCTTATGTTAAGCGTAATAATGATACTTTAGATACATATATAGAACGTGCTAAAGAATATATAGAAATTGGTACTGATGTTAATATTATTAACTTACTGTCTGAAATATGGGGTAATAGCTGATGAAATATTACACCGAATATAACAGCACTTATGATAAAGAGGATGACACCATATATACATTTGACATTGAAACAAGTTCTATATTGTTTGTTAACGGAAATGTTATTAGCAGTGATAAATATGATAATTTAACAGATAACGATAAAGATATTTGTATTAAAATTGGATTTATGTATATTTGGATGTTAGGAATTAATGGTAATGTTTTTTATGGCAGAACGTGGGAAGAATTAAGGGTTTTTTTGGGAAAACTTAATAAGAGAATAAAACATATATTTGTACATAACCTTTCTTTCGAATTCCAATTTTTAAGTGGTAATTTTAAGCTGGTTAATGTTTTTGCAAGAAATGAACGCAAGGTTATTAAATGCGAAATAGAAGAATATAATATAATCTTTCGCTGTACTTATTATATGACAAATGTTGCTTTAAGTAAGCTAACAGATGTTTATAACCTACCAGTAAGTAAAAAAAGTGGTGACTTAGATTATAACTTAGTTAGAAATAGTAAGACACCTTTATCTGCTAAAGAGCTAGAATATTGCGAATATGACTGCCTTGTTATATATTATTATATTAAGCAGGAGTTATTTTCGTATGAAAAATTTAACAAAATTCCTAATACATTAACAGGACGTGTACGAAAAGAGTTACAAGTTCGGGTTCTAAAAGATTATAATTATAGGTCTAAATTACAAAAATGTATTAATACAGACCCGCACATATATAATCTGCTAATAGATTGTTTTGCAGGAGGATACACACACGCTAATTGGGTCTATGTAAATGAAGTTATTAAAAATGTTGTTAGTTGGGATTTTACATCTTCGTACCCCTTTGTAATGCTAGTCGAGAAATATCCTAGTACAAAATTTAAAAAATGTAATGTTAGTAATATAAAAAGCATTTTATTTGATGATTTTGCATATATCATTAATATAGAATTTAAGAATATAAAAAGTAATTATTTTAATAATATTATTTCTAAATCTAAATGCTATTATATAGAAAATGGTATATATGATAATGGTAAAATCGTAAGTGCTTCTGTATTAAAAATAGTAATTAATGAGATTGATTTAAAAATTATACAGGATTTTTATAAATTTGACGACTATAATATAATAGAAATTTATTATGCTAACAAATCTTATTTACCATATAAATTAATAGAATTTATTTTGGATAAATACCACAACAAAACAGCTTATAAGAATGTTGCAGGGAAAGAATATTTATACAGCATAGAAAAAAGTAAATTTAATTCTTTGTATGGAATGTGTGTAACAAATACAATAAAAGACGAATGTACTTTTACTAGCGAGGGTGTGTGGACAACAAAAAAATTAAACAATTTCGATATAATAGACAAGTTAAATACAGAACATAAAAAAGCCTTTTTAAGCTTTGCCTATGGTGTATGGGTAACTTCGTACGCAAGATATAATCTATTATCTAATGTTAAGCTGTTAGATGAATATACAATCTATTGCGACACAGATAGTATAAAACTAGCAGAGGGCTATGATATAAATGTTATACATAATTATAATAAATTCGTAGATGATAAAATCTCTCTCGTTGCTAATTTTTATAACATTGACATTAATCGTTTCGCTCCAATTGATTGCAAAGGAATACCACATAAAATTGGATTATTTGATAATGATGGTGAATATGAATATTTTAAAACTTTAGGTGCTAAAAAATATTGCTACATAGATAAAGCTACTAAAAAATTGCACATAACAGTCGCTGGTGTGCCTAAAGAAGGGGTATCTGCTTTAAAAAATAATATTAATAATTTTACCGACAACTTATTTTTTAATGCAAGTGATACTGGGAAAAAACAAATTTTTTACAATGACGAACAACCTAGCCTTAAAGTTATTGACTACTTAGGCAATGTGGATATTATTAATGAAAAAAAAGGTATTTGCTTAATGCCGTGTTCTTACACTTTGTCTAAAAGTTTAGTATATGCACCTAAGTTAAGCGACATTAGTAGCAAACGAAAAAAATATGAGGAGAGTTAATATGATTAATGATACAGTGCATTATAATATAGATAATATTCTAAATAGAAATACCCTTTTTAATTTAATATTTGGAGAAAAAAGCGGAGGCAAATCTTATCAAGCTAAAACGAAATTGTTAATTAAAAATTATTTAGTAACTGGTAAACGCTTTATACTGCTAAGACGCTGGCGTGATGAAATAAAAAATCTAAACGTAGAGAAATATTTTAGTGATATTGATATACAGTCTTTAACAGGTAATAAGTATGATAGTATTTCGTGTTATCGTGGAGAGATATTTTTTTCTAAATATGACACGGCAAAAGGTAAGTGCGTGCGTGGAGAAAAAATAGGTTATGCTATAGCTCTATCCCAAGAACAAAATTTTAGTTCGGTTTCTTTTTTAGATGTAAATACGATTTTGTTTGAGGAATTTATGTCGAGAACAAATTATTTAGCGAATGAATGTGATAAACTAATGATTTTTTATGACACTGTAGATAGAAAACGTGGTGTGTGTAAATTATGGCTATTAGGCAATACGATTTCACGTTCTTGTCCTTATATAACAAAGTGGTCTTTATTACATATTATTAGTAATATGGACAAAGGGTCTATTGTAGAAGTTTCTATTAATAATAATTTAAAATTATCTATAGAATACTGTATACCTACAGGACAAAAAGTGTATGCTGTAGGTGATAGTGCTAAAATGATAGGTGGTGGGGATTGGCTTTCCAATCCACAACCTACGTTGTCTTTTAGTTATAAGAATACTTATATAAAAAAAATACTAACAATTGTTATAGAAATGAAAACATTTAAGTATTTGGCACGTTTATTTTATAATAAAAATGATAAGATTTTCTTTTGGTTAATAGTACCTAAAAGAAATGCTATAAAAAAAAATACTATAGTTGTATCCGATACTGTTAGTTATGGCAATAGATTATTATATACTAATATTTATAACGTAAATATTACAGATAAAATATTAAATATAATTAATGCCACTTTTATAGAAAAAAATATTTTTTACAGTGACGATATAACAGGAACAGAATTCAAAAATGTTATAAATTTTCAGATAAGGAGATAATCATATATGAGAAATAGTACATTAATATTAGCTAAAAATATTAAGTTAGACAGAGAGCATAAAAATGTCCTTAGATATGGACAAAGTGAAATGTTAGAATTATTACAGAGTACAGAACATTATGTAACAAGTTCTAACAATTTTTCTTTTATACGAAATATTAATAAAATTAGAACAAATTTTAATTACAATGTTTGTTTAAGTTCTAATTATGTAGCATTTTCTAATCCCGATTATGCGAATATGTATTTTTTTGCGTGGATAGATAAAGTTAATTATATATCTAATGCGTGTACCGAAATAGAAGTGACTATAGACACATTTACAACGTGGTGGAATTTTATTACGTTACAAAAATGCTATGTTATAAGAGAACACCCCGAAAATGATGTTTATGGTGCTAATAATTTACTCGAGAGTATCTCCGTAGATGATTATATTGCACAAAGTAGTTACACTTTATCTGCGGAAGCGAACAAAATTTGCTTCCTATTTTCAGAAGCTCGTAAATCTGACAGCTCTGTAGAAAATCCACATTATGTAAGTCCGTGGGAAGCTTATAACGAAATTGGTGGAATTCCTTTTATAAAAGGTATTCCTGTGACACTGTGGAGAGTTACTGCAAACATAACAGATGTAGATGTATTAATGCGATATTTTAACGACTATGTAAATGAGGGTAAAGCTAATGATTTAGTAGGAGTGTTCTTTTACAATGACGACGGCGACAAAGAAATGGAAATAAGTAGACCTACCAAAATAGGTAGTTACACACCTAAATATTCAAAAACACTGCAATACCCATATGTTAAAATATCCTTTAGTAATAATTCGGGTTCTTACAACGAATTAAAATTCGAAAATTTTAATAATAATACAGCTGTTTTTAAAAAAGAAAGTATTAATAATTATAAGGGGCAGTGCATATGCTATCCGTACACCTACAAGAATATAGAAGTAAATACAGACTGCGGACTAATAATAGACAATTACCCGACTATCCCGATGACAGTAGATAGCTTTGCAACTTATCTTGCGCAAAATTCTACAACAGTAGCTCTTAATTCTTTCGCTAGTATAGCGGGAACAATGACAAGTGTTGCGACTGGTAATCCTATAAGTGCAATTGCTGGCGCTGGTGGATTAATAAATTCTTTAGGAAATTTATTATCGGCAAAATCTAAGCCAGACAGTGTTGTCGGGGCTTCTTCGGGAAATTTACTTAATATGGCATTAGATAAATTTAATTATTTAATAGAAGTGGACACTTGTAAAGAAGATGTTGCACGAATGGTAGATAATTACTTTGATTTCTACGGATATTTAGTTAATTCGATAAAGACACCTAATATAGATAGCCAGGAACATAATTATGTACAAATTGCTAATAATTCTATAGCAGTGTATGGTGAAAATGTTCCCGACAGTGCGTTAGTAGAAATTAATAATTGCTTTACTAGAGGGCTAACTTTTTGGAACAGTCATAATAATATTGGAATATATTAAAAAAGAGGTTAGTTTAACTAACCTCTTTTAATATTAAAATGCAAATGCACTTGTAACATAATTAAATATAAGATTAACTCTAGTTATTTTTTTATTTAACCACCCAGCTGCATTAAGAGCTGAATATGCTATATATAGTTCAGAATTTACAATTTTTCCTTGACAAATTTCTTTATGAAAATTTCCGTCACTGTCTAATAGCACCGCTGTAACAGGAAATGTTATAAAAGGATTACTAATAAAGTCACAGTTAAAATCACCAAATTTTACAAAATTATTATCGTTTTCCTGTATATTAGTGTTATCGCAATCAATCTCCAACTGCACACTTCGCATATTGTTTTCTGTCCAATAAATGCCCTTACAATAAGCTGTGCCGCCAACAGTTGATGTTAAAAAAGCTGTATTAGAATTAAAAGCTAAACTATCAGTAGACATATTTACACTATAATTAATAAGAGCATTTTTTAAATAACATCTTAAGAAAAATTGCCCTTGTTCGTTTGGATGAAATCCGTCATCAGCGAACAATCGTCTATAGCATAGAATATTCTCTGCTCCGTTTACACCAATACACATATCTACGTTATTAACAGAATATTTATAAATAGATATTGTATTAAAAAATTCAGTAGTTCGGTATTTAATGGAATTACCAACAAATGCGACTACAATATTTATATCATTAAACTTAGACTTAATAGAATTAAGTACATATGGTATATCGTTCGCAAGATTAGGTTTTCCAACATCATTGTACCCACCAACAATAAATATCGTTGTTGGGTAATTGGTATCAATGTTAGAAATATTATCATTCAATAATGTGTGAAAATTAAATCCTAACCCTGTTGAAAAACCAATACCATTTGCGGCAAAAACCTGTATGTTATTAAAAAAACTGGCAACATCTTTTTTAAAATTATCTGTCCAAGGTGCATAATGCCCCCCTGTATGTGTATCACCTGTCGTATAGCTGTCTCCTAATATTATTAAATTTCGGTTATTTTTATTATTCATATTAGTAATCATAGTCCTTGCTTCACTATCTTTTATTGCAAGATTTTCATTTTCATACTCTATCACACTTACATATTTATTCATTTTACACCTCTTTTTTATTTATTGCAATTGTTTCGGTAGTAGTTTCGTAACTAATTACCAACAGTTCTTTATTAATATTTACTATATTTTCTCTGGCTGTACTATCTTTTATATTAATTTCCTGCCCATTTAGGTTAAACTTAGATACGTCCATATTATTTATCCTTTCCTATTATCATAGTATCATTTTTATAGGTGTGCAAACAACTTGTAGATGTTAATAATGTAGAATTCTTTATAATAAGTTTTTCCTCATTTTCTACATAATTAGTATCTAGTAGAAATTTGTTAATATTGCTGTTTAACCAGCTTTTTATATAATTATTAGCTTCTTTTTTTATTGTGTCAATGTCTTGTTCGTTTTTTTTAGATTGTTCGCAAACTTGCGATAAAAGCTGGTAGTATGTAATACTATCGAAATCATTTTCTATAAAAGGAAAATTAATCATATAATATCACCACCTTTCTATACAAGACTATAGAATAAACAATCTAAATCTTTATATAACATTGTAAAAACACTTAAATATTCCTGTTGTATCTTAATAATACTATCTAACTTATTAGATGTATTTACAGCATTTTCTTTATTAGTATTAGTTTTATTATAATAACTATCTTTATTATTAGAATAATTTCTACTATTATTAGAAAGTGTCAAATTACTATTATTTAAAGTTGCATTTTGTGTTGTTTTAGAGTTGTTATTCACATTTGTTGTATTAGTATTTTCGTTTATAACTTCTTCATATTCTGTTAAGTAACTGTCATCTTTAATATCTGTAATTAAATTTTGTGGTGTGTCAGAAAATTTTCTAGTATTTGTAGTATTAGTATTATTAGTTTCATTTCTAACATCATTATTCTCTGTATTTGCTAATGTCTGTTGCGCTCCTTTAACACTAGAGTTTAAATTTTCATTAGTAAAATTTTTTTCAGCACTATTATCTTCGTAATGTTCATTGGATGTGTACTGTCGCTCTGTTGTGCCATTATCAAACACATTGAAATAAATATTATTAAATAACAAATTATATTTTGGTAACACTTCTAATAATTTATTTTCTAACATTATCCTAAATAATTCAGCTGTTTGGTAGTTAATTCTTCTTGTTAAATAATGGTTTAGTAACATTTTCTCAAAAGTTTCTTTATCAATGTTCTGTAAATCATACTCAAAATTAAAAAAATATTTTCTTCCAAATTTCCACAAATCATTTGTACGAGTGCCCTCGGGTGCAATACTTTTCATTAAACTAAATAAAGTAGGTGGTTCATCAATGTAAGAAAAATAATCAATACAGCAATTATATAACATATATTACTCCTTTTCTAAATCAGCATACTCAAAACATATGTGTATATTATCAAATTTTTGTTTTAATTCAGCAACCCATAGTTCTCTTGTAACTAGGTAACTTTCTCTCGTTAGTAATGCGCCACCTTGACTGTATCGGATTTCATCTGTCAACAATCTTTCTTTTTTTGTACTTGTTATAGAATTCATACCTATTAATCGCAAGAACTCCGCCCATAATCTATCATAATAATCATACAACTTATCAGATACATAAGGGGAGGGTGCTAAAATAGTGGTAATATCGTCAATTGCGAAATCGTCATACGTTAATACTAGGTTTTCGTATGTATCCACGTCATTAATTACATTTTTAACAGTTTGTACATTCTCACTCGAAGTTTTAAAGAAGCGAGGAGTTTTTTGCTGTGAAATATTTATATCCATAGTCCGAGAAGCTATTGACATTCTTTGTGCTAGTATTTCTATGTCGGGTGCTATACTAATCTTAGATGTATTATCCCACAATATAACATACTCGTTTTTTCGCAAGATACGAGATACATACCCGTTAGCACTATAACACTGTATTGTGGTAGGATTATTATAGCAATCCAATTTTCCAACTAATGTGTAAGGTAACATTAAAAACCCAAGAACATCATCAATAAAACAAGCTATAGAACCATTAGATAATAAGATTTTATTAACATATGTTATATCTACAGAATTAGGAATACCATAATATCGTATTCTATTCTCAGCTATAAGAAACATCTGTCGTCTAATACTCGCTAAAGTTGTTAGGTTTGTTAATTGGGAATTCAATTTTTTTATTTTTCGGTTCATATTATTATATCTCCTTTAATCAAGGGGGTGTGAACCCCCTTATAATTAAACAACTGTAACAGTAGCCGTTGCGGATTTAGTAGTGTCATAAACAGAGGTTGCTTTTATTTCTATTTGCGGAGCTTCTTCCTCACTTTTGTTATAGTCAGAGCTTATTTTTAAAGTTCCGTCCGCCGTAATAATAGCTTTGCCATTCTGTTCACCTTTTATAATAGACCAAACTACAGCCTTATTGCAAAATCCAGTAGTTTTGACAACTGCGTTAAACTTATTAGATACGCCAGCCGCAAGTGTTATGTCAGACGGAGATACAGTTATACTAGTAACACCTACTGTGACACCAGCAGTAAAAACTGCACAATTTTCGAATGGAGATGTGGACTTAATTCCCCAAGTATGTAAAAAATGATTATTACGAAGTGTCACTGGATTATAAAACTCTGTCATTTTATAGCCACTGTTAGCGTCTAAAGAATAGTTATAATTCATAAACCATTCTCTTGATATTATTACAGCAGGAATATTTTTTAAAGATGTTAATTCTTCACTGGTAAACTCAATATAATCTTTATTTAATAACTGTTTTAATCTTTCGCTGTCGTGGTTTCCAAAATCGTCGCACAAGACACCTCTAGCCTTTAGGTCTGCGTCATCTCTAAAGAAAGATGTAGCAAGTACTTCTGTACTCATATCAGCCTCAAATTCAGTATTTAATAAAAAAATTTGGTCGTTGAAATTTGTTGCCCTGCGGACACCAGCGGGGTTAAAATTAGGACTTCTAAACGTCATTTTATTGCTAACACTCTTCATAAAGCTTACACGCTCTCTTGCTGTTTTCGTGTCATAATCTTTAATTTCGAAAGCTGGCACAGTGCCGTCGAGAATTCTTCTACACAACATATACTTATTAATTATATAATCGTCGTACGTTTTACTTTCGTACAGCATAGAAATACAATTTTCTACATAATCAAAGAGTGCCCCCTCTGTATCAAATGCCATAGCTAATTGTTCATCAGACGTAGACACCTCATAAAATTTCTGATAATTAACACTATGTATATAATTAAGTACATTTGGTACTGCATTTTCTAAAAATCTAGTATTATTATCTACATTTTCGTTGTAGTCATACACGTTGCATAAGTCATTTATTAACTCTCTTACACTCTGCCCTCTTGTTAAGGTACCTCTTTCAGCGAAATCCCACGGATTATCCCAGTAATTACGCTTAATCATTGTCAAGCCGATTAAATTAACGGTATTTATAAACGCATTACGATAGCGTTCATTATCACTAATTAACTTGCCATATGGTTTTATACTTTGCCCCTGTATTGGTAATTCTAATTCAGCGGAAAGAACTGGATTAGAATTAATAATATAGCTAAGCAATTCAGTATCGTTACTAATTTTTAATTTATCTTTTTTAATAGCCATATTTATATCTCCTTTACATCAACAATCACGGAATTATCATCAATATCTCTGTCTGTAAGTTCAGTATCTTCAATTTCTTCACTGTCTAGAAAACGTCTTTTATATCGTTCCCTCATTTCTATATACTTTTCTTTATACTTTATATCGTCGCCACTTTCTAAGTCGCTGAAACTATCAGTCAAATCTTCTAAAAGTGTAACTTTTATATCCTCGTCAATGTCATAATCATTAACTTTCTCTTTAAATTCTTCTAATGTTAGCTTCATTACTCTTCGCTCCTTTCATTAACAATATCCTGCGCAATATTATAATCTTCTTCGGTGTAGCCCTCTGCAATAAATGCCGCTATACGAGTTTCTCTACCATTGCCGAAATCACCAGCTTCTATTCTGTCGGCAAGTGCACTATAATCAATATTATTAGAATTTCTATTATTAACAATATCCTGCGCAATATTATAATCTTCTTCGGTGTAGCCCTCCGCGATAAATGCCGCTATACGAGTTTCTCTACCATTGCCGAAATCACCAGCTTCTATTCTGTCGGCAAGTGCATTATAGTCTACTGTAGTAGTATTATCACTATTTTCACTAGATAAGAACTCATTAAAATAATAGTCGTCTATTTCATCCAGACTATTTATTACTATAATGTGCACTAATTTTTCGCTATAATCAGGGTCTGTTGCATAACCGCAATTATAAAGTTCTAAACACTGTTCGCTATATGTGTCAGCATTTCTTACATTTGTGTATCTTTCAGCGTTAAGTAAGTTAAAATATCCCTCAACGGCTTCTGCAATATCTTTATATACAACAAAGCTGTCAGTTACTATTTTCTTAATGCCGTCTATATACTCTGTTGTAACTAAACTCACACCATTTCCTTTAATTCCGAATAAAGTTTTGGCTGCTAAATTCCAGCCACTTTCTAAAGCCGCCTGTGCTATTATAACGGACGGAAGTATTTTATTATCTAAGTTCAGTTTTTTTGCACTTAAAACATATGGCATTATGCCGTTAATAAAATCATCTTTCTTGGAATTTCCTGTATTACTAATAAACATATTATTCTCCTTTATTTATATCTAATTTTTCTCTCATAATTGTAGGAACCTTAACACCACAACAGCTTACATTCTCCATTATGCTTACACAACTTTCAATACAGAAATAAACTATTGTGTAATTAAAAATATATCCGCTACCATTTATATAACTATCAATATAAAAGGCAACTGCTAATAATAAAAATATACTAATCTTGCTTATAAAGCCTTTTTTAATGGCTTTAGAAGAAAGATAACCAGTATCACTTTTATCACTGTTACCATATAAACTTTTTAAAAGTCCGCTGACAAAATCTAAAATAATTAAACATATTAAAAATTTTACATTTAAAGGCAAAGATACTATGAAACTTATTAATAAATTAATTATATAAAATGTTCGTTTCTTCTTAATATATATCACCTCCTTTCTATAAATAATAGTTTTCTTCGTATACATAGATATGTGTAATTATCTATAATATACAGACCTGCATAAAAAATAAATATATTAATAATAAAAGTTAAATAAACAGTACCTCTTATACATATATAACACTCCTTTCTAATATTATAAGAAAATAATTAACATACTAAATATCTT